TCTTCTGTCAATGTTTCTACTGGAGCATCAGTAACAACTGATTTAACATCAGCAGTTGCCTTTGTTGTGAAATAATTTTCACGGATAGTCTTTACTTTAGTCTCAAAAGATTGTGCATCTTCGTATGACAATTCTTCAACAAGACCAGTAAACTTTTCTACTTCAGTGTCAGTTAGACCTTCACTGATTGACTTAACGATTTCAGCACGCTTCTGTTCAGCGATAGTCTTAGACATCTCGATGTTAGTTGCCATCTGTTCATTAAGTTTTGCTTCAAGTTCTTCAATCTTGTTTTCCATTTCGCCAAGCACATCGAAACGCTCTTCAGGAACATCGATGTAGTGCTCTTCGAATAGGTTCTTCATACCAGCCACGAAACTCTCAAGAATTTCAGACTTCATTCCACGCTCTAGGGCAATTTCATTATCTTTCATCCACTGCTCAGCTACATAGCCGAGATATCCATCAACTTGTTCAACAAGACCCTCTACATTCTTTGCAACTTGCTCAGCAAGTTTGCTTTCGAATTCTTCTTCTAATCGTGCTACTTCTTGTTTAACACGATTCATAACTGCAGCTTCATAAATGGTAGTTGCTTTCGCTTTGAACTCTTCAGAAAGTTCTTCACCATTCATAAGTGCATCAATATCTTCCTTGACACCTTTTAGGTGGCTAGGCTCAGCTGCAACCGCACCTTTGGTTGCTGCGTTTTCTTTCTTAGAAGTACCACCTTCTGCTTCTTTCTCATCTTCGACATTGTTTTTAGCATTGTCTGGATTTGGATTTTCTGCAGCAGGTTTAACTTCTTCTTCAGTGATCTCTTCCACAACCTCGTCAGCTACTTGCTCAGCAAGTTTTGCCTTTTTAGATTCTGCTAAGATTTCAGCAATTTTTTGTTCGATTGACATCGTTTTCTCCTGTAACTGGATAGTTCTGTTATATTATTTATTATTTATCTGATTTTACTCAGAAACTTTTGGAAAGCGACTATCTTTGCTTCCTCTAAATTACGAGAAGAAGTTTTTCTAATAATAGCTTTAACTTCTTCAATATGTTTTTCCACAAACTTTCCATCAACGAATACCCACTCTTTATTCTCCATAATGCCTCTAACATAAGCGTCAGGAGCAGAAGGGTCGGCAACGATGTCGGCTGCAGTGGACAGCATGAAATCGTCTTGAACAACTTGAATACCATCCTCATTTACTTTGAGGGATCCAAGTGCTCGACTAGAAACTCCAAGGTTAGCACCGCCATCTAAAAGACCACGAGCGATTTGACCCATTGGGGTTTCAAGAATCTTTGCTTTGCCGATATAATTAGTGCCTTCTTTTCTAAGAGAAACGATTAGGTGTGAAACACGATCTAGATTAATCTGTGGATTATCTGGATGACCTAGTTCACCATAAGCACGATTATTTTCAACTTGTTCTTGCATGTAACGAGCAACTTCTTTATCCATAACTGATTCTGGATACATGCGTCCGTTACGATTTTTTAATTCTGATTGAAGGAATACACCTTCAATAAAATACTCTTTACCTTTGCCTAGTTTATTTTCAGTAACTAGATTAACGGATTCTGTAACTTCTCTAATGAGTCTCATTTAATTAACTCCCTACTGCAGTTTGATCGTCATACGCACCATAAACAGCAGTCTCAACCTTAGAGGCATAACCACCAATTTTGCGTAGTGTTAGATATAATTGTGCTTCTGCGCCAGCAATTGTAACAACGATGTCGCTTGTGTTTTGAATCGTATCAGCAAATCCCATACCTGCAGCAAACTCAACATCATCGTGTCCTTCTGCTGAAACTGTAGTTATGTTAACAGAATTTCTTGCAATAGTAATTGTTGAAGAAGGTAGACCAGTAAATTGAAACCCTACAATATTAACTGTTTGAGTTCCACCAGATAATGCTTGAGTTGATGCTAAACAATCGCTGTTTAAAGTGATCGTTGATGATGCTGCAGTACCAGCAATCTTAACGATTGTCTCGTTATTTGTATTTTTAAGAACTGTCTTGGTGACTGCCATCTTTATTCCTCTATTTGTTCAAGCACATGAAAGAAATTTTCTTTTGACTCTCTCATATACTCGATAATCTCTGTTTGATTTTGTAATAAATTATTTAGGTGCTCTTGAGTTCGAACATCAATTGCTACAATTGATTCATCTTCAAGAACATAATGCAGTTTATTTTCAACAAGTCTATCAAGTTTATTTAATTTTCTAATTTCATGAACAACTGGGTCTACACTAAACATATGAGAAGAAGCAAGTTGTAAGTATGTTTCGATTAGCGTATCTGTAACTTTAACATCGTGATATTCTTTAATAATATTCGCTACGGTATGTTCAGATAATTCTTCGTATAGTTCTTTTGATACTTCTTCTTCTAATTGATGCGAAATGTAGTCTTGTTTAATATATTCTCTTGCTTCTTCTAACTCTGTGAACTCTGTTTCAATACCATTTATTAAAATCTTACCATCCTCAGTTTTTTCAATTAACTGAAGATAAGATCTAATGCTTTCAACAACATTAGATCTTTTAATAGATTTGGCAAACTCAGTATAATTCATTAGCCAACTTGTTGTTCTGATTCAACAGGAGTTTCTTCAGCAACTTCTTCTTGAGTTTCCTGTCCAGCAAACATGCTTTGTGCAACTTCTGCACGCATAGTATCTAATCTTGTAGATAATTTTTCTGCCATTGCAGCTGCAAAAGCATTTTGTGTTCCTAAAGCATCGCCAGAAGCAATCGCATCTACTAAATTCTGTACTGTTTCATTCATAATATTCTCCTATTAATTTGGCCAAGTGCCAGTTTTCAACTGTTTAACTTTAGCTGTCTGTACTGGTTGTTCTTCTTCTGGTGCTTGCTGTTCTTCCTGTGGCTGTTGTTCTTGCTCTTCAGGTTGCTCAGTATTCTGCATCATATAATTTTGTGTTGCAGCTTGTTGCGCACCATCTAACATTCCTGCTTTTTCTGCCTGACCAAGTTGAAGTTCTTGTTCATCAGCGATTTCTTTTTCAATCTGCTCAATATCATCTTCATCTAAACGAAGGATATTTTTACGAACCCAAGTTTGGCTATAATATTTGCCAACATATGGATCCAATGCTTGCAGACTTTGAATTCTTTGCATTAGAATTTCAGAATCTTTTAGTTCAGAGAAGTGATTGTCTTCTAGATAATCATACTTCAAGAATGGACGAATATCTTCCCACTCATCTGCACGAATAATACCTTTTGCGATTAATTGTACTCTTAGTGCATTAGAGAACATTACGCTAAATTTCTTACGAAGTCTAACAATAAACTTATTAAACTTAACTTCATCACGAGAAATCTCTTGTGAACGACCAATACTAAAACCTTGTTGTGGTTGTAGACGACTAATTGGCACATTTAGTGCATGATAAAGTTTTTGTTGGAAGTATTCGATGTCCTGAATCTCACCCAGATTTTGTCCACCTGGAAGAGTAGTAATCTCTGTGCCTTTACCACCCTCACGACGAGGCATCCAGAAGTCTTCCATCATTGACAAGTGACGACGATCGTCACGAGTTTCACCAGTAGTTGCATCATAAACAATCTTGTTACGGAACTTATTCATAATGTCCGTTACATACTGCTCTGCTTTCAACTTTGGTAAATTACCAACATCAATGTAAAAAATTCTTCGTTCAGGTGCACGGCTGATACGATAGATGACCAAAGAATCTTCAATCATCTTTAATTGATTTACTGGTTTAATTGCCTTATGTAAATAAGACATCATCATTCCAGTATTTTGATCTACATATCCTGATGGAGCATAGACCACTGAATCAAGAGCCAACTTAACACCTTGTGTTGTTTGCTCTGTAATTCCTTTGTCGTTGTAAAGATAATATTCTTCTATTTCTTTTACAACATCAACACCTTGTTTGTTTCTTTCTTTTTTAATATTCTTAATGCGACGAATTTTACGAGGATCGATGTAACGAAGTTCAACGATACCTTGTTTAATATTATTTTCGTCTATAAGAATTTGATAATATAATCTTCCATCGATGTACCATGTACGGAAAATTTCATGTGCTCTTTCGTCAAACTTTAATATACGGAGTACATTATCAAATTCTTCTTTAATCTTAGTCTTAATTGAAGCAGAAATTTTTAGTTCATCTAGTTCTAACTCAACAGATCTTCTAGATTCATCTGCAACGATTGCTTCATTTACGATATCTTCAATCGCACCATCACAATCGCTATACTGAGAAACCTCACGATAACGACGAATTAAATCATTTTCATTCTTAATTGTGCCCTCAAGATCCATGACCATACCGTAGTACCCACCAGCATTAACACCAGTGTTTACTACAGTTGATCCTGTCTCAATTGGACTAGGAGGAACTACGCTCGGTAGTTCCTGTCCTTGTTTACGCTTTATCTCAAAGCCAAATAGTTGCATAATGTAAAAACCTTCAGTTAATTATTAAAGAGGGAACGAACCAACTGGAGTGTCGATAGAAACATTGACACCAAATCCAGCAGCTGCCCCAGTGTTTGAAGTAAAGAAGTTATATGTAAACTCTACATCAAACTGTTCAATTGCATTTTGTTGCTCGTAATCTAAGCCAACAGCTGAGATAGCAGTTGGGAATGCATCTACAAATTTGTAACTCTTGATAATTGCTCCGTTGCGATCTAGTTGATGAACATTTAAGTCAACTTGATAGTCAGTTGGATTAATACGACCATTGGTAGTATTATAATTCTGAATACCAGATTGCCACTGCTCTAGTGCATTACGGATACCAAAAGTTGTATCGTTGTAAATTGTTACTGTCCATGGTTGGAAAGTTCTTTCACCAGCAAAGTTCACTGGGCGACCACGATAGAGAACAGGAAGTGTCTCGATTGTGGAAGCAGGTAACTGAGCAGCTTTACACAAGAACTGTGCACGCTGTCCTGCTACCACACCCAATGTAACATAAGATGGGAAAGATAATTCAACACGGAACTGATTCGGGCGAGCACCGCCACCAATCATTTGCGCTTTAAAATCAGCAATATTTGCCATTTAATTCTCCTTGTTCTTATCTTTATTTATCTGTTATTAAGCACCAATTTCGCTGAAGTTAATCGCAGAGCGAGCAGCAACGAAGTTGAGAGTAATAAAGTTGATAGAACGATTTGGCTTAACGAAGATATCTGCAATAAACTCATTGCGATCGATAACTTCACCACTGTGCACGAGTGAACGAATCATTAAATTCGAACAACTGGAACTTAGCAGCAGTTGCAATCGCTTTTTCCATAACGATGAATAGGCGACGAACATTGATACGATCGAAAGCAGATGGTTTAGCCAACAGAGTCTTATCACCAAAGAGAACAGTTCCTTCTCCTGGGAATGTAACAACAGGGTTAACACCTTTCTTGTAAAGAGTGTCACGCTGTGTCTTAGTTGGATTAACTGCCAAACGAACCACATTCTTAATTTGACCACGATTTAGACCACCTGGAGAGAACCATGGATCGTTAGTGTAGTCAGTGCGAGCACATAAACCAGCCACATCACCATTTAATGGGACATAACGATATTTGTCATTGTAGCGATCATATTGATACTTAGCACCAGAATCCATAACTGCGTATGATGTGCTTGAAAGAGCATCACGATATGCGGTAATGTAACCAATTTCTGTAGAAGTCGCACCAATAATTGTATCACCATTTGATACTCTCTCTGGAGAAATTAGAGCGATACAATCTAGACGAGTTTCGCAGATGTTGCTAATTACATATTGTGCAACAGTAGAAGATGCTTTACCTAGCATAACTAGAGAAACATCATACTGTTCAGCGTTAGCGAACAATGCGAAAGCAGATTGTTTTTCACCATCAGTTAATGCAAAGTCATCTGTACCACCAGAAAGAGATACAGTTTGAACAGCAGTCAGTGTCTTAAATGTAGAACCTGCTGCAGTAGCACCCCATGAAGTAGTACCTGTTACTGCAGTTGGGTGATCCATCCACCAGATGTATTCTGAACGACTGTTGATAGCATCTTTGTAATAGTTATTTGTACCATCGGATTTTTTACCATCAGATGCTTTTGAAAGGAATGCAAATTTTTCTAGAACACTGCCAGCAGTACCAGTCCACAATCCGTCTTCATCAATAACAACCACATGCACTTCGTCACCAGATCCACTTACGCTTGCAGCATATGGAGAAGTTCCTGGAGCAGCATCAAATTCAGATGCGTATGTCCAGCCAGTGAAACCAGCAGAGTCTGCCATAGAAACTTTTAGGCTATTACCTAGAGTTCCTGGATATTTTGCTGCCCAAGTACCGACAACACCTGCTCCTGCTGAGAAAGTAGAAGTATAAGTTTCACCATTGATAATTTTTAGACCAGCAGTTTGAATAGTTGCGGTCGCAGTCGCAGTAGTTCCAGAAGGAGGTGCTGCGATTGTTAGTGTTGGAGCAGAAGAATAACCAGTTCCAACTGTAGTGATAGCAAGAGCAGTGATAGTTGAGGAACCTACTGTTACTGCACCAATTGTTGCTGCAGTAGTTGGTGTACCACCAGATAAAGTTACTGTTGGAGCAGCTTTATAGCCAGATCCACCCACACCCACTGTAATTGAAGCAACAGTTTGTTGTGAAGTGTTGCTAAGAGTTAAACCAGTTGTAGTACCCACACTAGTAACAATTGCAACATCAGCTGTAGTAGTTAGAGTAAATCCTGTTACGGAAGCACCAGAACCAGTGATGGCAGAAACTTTGTATGTAGTTGGAGTTGAATAACCAGTAATAGTAGCTGTACCAGATATTGTTCCAGAAATAGCAATTAAATCACCAACTGTTATCGTAGTTGCAGTGCAAGTAAACTCACCACCAGTACCAGAAACTGCAGCACCAGAAATAGTTGGTGTAGTCATTACTGCAGTAGCAGTAGCATTAGTACCTGTATCACCCGCTGCAGTAGTAATTGTTACAGATGGAGCAGAATCATATCCAGCACCACCAGATGAAACTGCAATCGCAGTAATTGCACCGCCAGATAGTGTAGCTGTAACAACAGCTTGTGTACCACCTGCATCATCTGGAGCACTTACTGTAACTGCAGGTGCAGCAGCAGTAGAAGTATACCCAGATCCTGCAGCAGT